TCCGCCGCCACTCGCGGCAAGGATAGCCGCACCCACGAGGACGGCTACCGGGTGTTCAAGGGCGACTACATGCGCCGAGGCCCATACCAGCCAGAGAGCGTATTGCCCGCCGGCATCACGTTCGATGGGGTGCCGCTCACTTTCGACGGCGAACCACTGACGTATGAGGACGAGTGATGTCCGACGAAGTCAAAGACGCCGAGACATTCAACGTCACGCTGCCAGCGGATTTGCGCCTCTGGGGCCACCTGACGCGTCCAGGCGGGCAGCAAGTGCTCGTCACGCGCGACGCGATCGTCGGGTCTGTTGCGCCTGCCGTGGCTCCGGTTCTATCCGGTATGACAGAGGCGGCGGCCGCCAGTGCAACCGAAGCTGCTGCAGCTGCGGCGTTAACCGCTGCGGACCGAGTCGCGACTGCCGCAGACCGGGTGCAGACGGGGCTCGACAGGGCGGCAACAGCCGCATCGGCAGCAACTGCGTCCACTGCGGCCACGTCGGCTGGTGCCTACGATGCCTCATCTGCTGCGCACGAGTCCGCGGCCGGCATCTACGCTGGTGCGGCGGCGGCGGCTGCTCCGTCGAATTTCGTCGGCGTCTCCACGACATCCGTTGCGGTGCCTAGCGTAGGCGACACGTTCGCGATCACTGCGAGCACCGGCAAGGGCTGGCTGCCCGGCATGGTGCTGGAGGTGGCGAGCTCGGGCTCCACCGCGCGCGTCACTGGCAACGTCGTCTCCTACAATGCCGGGTCCGGCGCGCTGGTGCTCGTCGCCACGGCGATCGTGGGCTCGGGTACGCATGCCGACTGGCTGATTGGCGCGGTGCAGGTGGGACCGATCGTGCCGGCAATCGACCCAGCGTTGGCCACGCTCTACGGGGCGTGCTCGGTCATCGCCCTGGTCGCGGCCAGGGCTCCGACAGCGAGCAGCCTCGATCGCGCTCGCGAACGCTCGGCGATCACCTATCCGACGCCGACGATCTACTATGACCCGTCCGCTGCGGGCAGCTCCGGCGCGGGCACGCTCGCCAATCCCTGCACGACGCCGGCTCAACTCGCGGCCGTCGCTACGGGCGACATGCCGGGCGCCGTGATCGGGCTCAGGCGCGGCACCAAAACGACGAGCGAGATCAAGCTTACGATCAGCTCGTCGGATGCCAATAGGCCCGTGCTGATCGTGCCATACGGGCAAGGTCCGGCACCGCTTATCGACTGCGGTCTCGTGACGAGCGGGTGGACTGTTTATTCCGGGTCCGTGTGGACGCTGGCCGGCGTCGGGTCGTACTGGAAACAAATATGGCAGGTGCTCGCCGACGGAACGGAGCACCGCATCGCCGCCATCCACGACACGAGCCTCGCCAACAAGCTCGCGAAACTTAACGCGGCGGGCGCCGGATACGGTTTCTACGATGCCGGCTCGCTCTACTGCATCCCGTTCGGAGGCGTCTCGCCGAACGGCAGCAACATGATTATCCCGGCCGCGTCCGTGCCCACCATCGGCTCGGGCGGCGGCGGCCTCGCGATCTACTACCCGAACCAGGCTGTGGCCGGGAACATCGATGTCCGCGGGATTGCCGTACGGCATACTTTCGGCTCCGGGATCATGATTACAATCAGTGGTACTAATGCGGCCATCACATCCATCGGCGCGGTGTCAGTGACTGACTGCGACGTGGAGCACGTCGCGCGGCCGATGCAGCTCGTCAACGTGCTCGGCGGGCTGGCCCCCAATGGCGGCGGCGATGATGCGATTATCGTTTACGGAAAAAATAATTCAATCCGCGTTAACGGCCTGCGCATCGCACACAACTACATCGCCGACTGCGGCAATAACGCGTTCGAAGTAGCATTTATTTCAGGCGGCGTGATCGAATATAATCGTTCCGTCGATACACACTCGCATGGTCTCAATGAAAACTATGCGGCAGTGTCGGGTATCCTCACCAGATACAACTCGGCGACGTGGATCGACCGTCTGACCGCTCCGATCTACTACAATGGGACCGCCATCTACTGTGGTCGAATTGCTTGGCAGGCCGGGTACGACGAAACCACTTACGTTGCGGCGACGACACCGACGCAGGCGACGGCCGCGCAATCTGTCGGAAATGCGTGGATCGGCAATATCGTGATCGACTGTCCGGCCGACTGCGGAGGGGCGGGCGCGGCGCTGATCGATGACGGGTGCCCCGGGATCACTTTCGCGAACAACATTTTCACGATCCGGTCGCCGGGATCCAGCCTCACGTCGCCATTTATTCTCGCGGCGTTGGTGCAATCGTCGTGGGCGACGACGCTGGCGTCTCCCGCAAAATGGAGCCGAAACATCATCAACACGGTGCAGACGCACTCGAATTGCCGGCAGCTATTTGTGTCTCCGAACTACAACTCGGGCTACGCGCCGACGGGCGATAACAATATCTATTTCTCCAACGCGAGCGCATGGTTCGACTACTTCGGTTGGAATACAGCACAGCCCAATGCCTCGACCGGCCCGCTGACGCTCGCGGCATGGGTCGCTGCGTCTGGCATGGACGCCAACTCGGTGTGGGTGTCACCGATGCCCATGCTCAGCGCCTCGCCGCTGCTGACGTGAACTGGCTTACGGTCAAGGGGAGGGTGTGATGCTGTCCTTCGTTTCAGTGTGGGCGACGCCGTGGCGACGACCCAGCAACCCAAACCGCATCAACCCGGACTTCACGAACCCCGTCGCGTGGTATTCGGACAACCTCAACATCACCGGCAGCCCCTCGGACTATCTAATAACGGTGGCATCGACAGCGCTGACGGTGCTGCTGCAGACAGACGGCACGGCGACTGCAGCGGGTGCGACGTTCTCGATCGAGGGCAAGCAGGGCAGCGGTCCGAACGACGGCAACCAGTTCTTCGTCTACGACCTCACGGCATCGAGCATCGTGGTCGGAGGGAGCATCAACTGGGCGACGGGTGTGTGGTCGTATTCACACGGGACAAGCGGTGTGGTCGTTACCGACAAAGGGGGCGGCTGGTGGAAGATCGCTATGTCTGGAACTCCCACAGAAGGGCACAGCATCCGCGTCTACGCCGGCTTTGGCGGGGGTCCCGCGACGGGGGCAACGTCTGTGCATTTTCGAAACGCCAAGCTTGAGAATGGTCTCATAGCGACCTGACGCGAATTGCGTGACGCGTAGATGTGCGTACTCCCCGAAAAATGAACACCAACGGAGACATCCAATGTCACTCTGGACTCGTGGCCGCCTGATCTTCTCGGCCGACAAGCGCACCTACTTCGAGCACGACAAGGGCCTCAGCCGCATGAACGCCGTTATCGAGGGCGTCACGGCGTGGTACGCCAGCACGCGCTCGCCGCCTCGTTCACCGGCGGCATCGGCGCTTCCGGCGGCTTCACGGCGAGCCCCCGCGTCTGCCACACCGGCGGCGTCCCGGCGACGCAGACGACCGATGGCAACGACACCGCGCCGTCGATCACCGAGACATACATCGCCGAGGTGTTCGTCCCGTGCAACATGACGGTGACCGGCATCGCTGTTCTGAACGGTTCCGCCGTCGCGGGCAACATCAAGGCCGCGCTCCACGACAGCACGGGCGCGGTGCTCGGTTCCTCGGCCTCGACCGCCGCCTCGGGCACGGACGCCTATCAGAAGCTCGACCTCTCGACGCCGCTCGCGGTCGTGGGGCCGGCCACCTACTACGTGTCGCAGCAGTGCTCGTCGGCGAGCATGCGCCTCAACACCCACATCCTCGGCACCTTCGGGGCGTCGAAGAAAACTGGCGAGACCTACGGCACGCACACGGCCATCACCCCGCCGACCACGTTCACCACGGCGCAGGGCCCGATGGCCTCGCTCTACTGACCTGAAAGACCCTGAAAGTCGACGGAACCGGGCTGGCACCGCAGGGCGCCGGCCCGTTCCGTCTCGCAGCTACCTACGATCCCGGATGCATCCCATGGCCGCTACCCGCCGCCGCTTCAACCCGAACATGCCGTCGGTCCTGCCGCAGTCGCGCGACCGCTTCGTCGCGCCCAAGCGGGCCACCTACGTCCATCCCGATCAGGGAGACGACCCGCGCCAGGACCCCAACGCCCAGGCCGACGTCACCCTCACCTACCGCATCGCGGGCGTGCTCGAGCGCCACTATCCGGGGCACCCCTGGCTCGTCGAGGCCAACACCAAGCAGGGCATCGCGACGATCTCGATCCCCCTCTTCATGGGGCAGCACAAGTACATCCTGCACGTCGCCGCCATGGCCACCGACCCGACCTTGCGCTCCGTGGCACGCGCAGGCGGCGAGATCCTCGAGCGCTACCGCATTCCCCGCCAGCGTTTCAGCCCGGCCGACTTCATCTCGGCCCGCGATGCCGTGCCCCTCCATCGGCTCGGGCGCCGAGGGCACGTGCCCACCTGATCCCGCCTGACGCCACCCCACGCCAGCAGGACATCGATGTCAGCATCCCCCCGCTTCGACCCCCTCCCGCCCGACAAGTCGTCGTCGGCTTCGCAAGACCGTGGCGCCCAGCCATCGCGCATGGCCGCCGAAGCCGGGCAGCCGGACGGCATCGACCTGTTGCAGATCATGGGCACCGCTGACTACTTGAGCCGCAACTACCAGCTCAAGACGGTCAACAAGCCGCTCGCCCGGTCTTACCGGGCTTGGCACAACATGCACGCCGAGGACTCCAAGTACCTCGGCGCGGCGTTCCGCGGGCGCTCGAAACTCTTCGTGCCCAAAACCCGTTCGGCCGTGCGCAAGAACCTCGCCACCGCCGCGGCTGCTCTCTTTTCGACCGAGGACGTCGTCAACATGACGGCGACCTTCGAGGACGATCCCATCCAGATGGCGGTCGCCGCGACCATCAAGGCAGACATGGATCATCGGCTGACGCAGGCCTCGGGCAAGCACGGCTTCCCCTGGTTCATGCTCAGCATGGGTGGATGCCTCGACGCCAACCTCACGGGCGTGACGATCTCGAAGCAGTATTGGGAATACGAGGAGGTGCAGACGTCGGAGATGGAGACCGTCACCGTCGCGGCGTTCCACCCCGAGACCAACGAACCGCTCTACGACGCGGCCGGCGCCGCGCTCATGATGGTCGAGCAGCGGCCGAAGATGCGGGTGACCAAGGACCGCCCGATGGTGGACCTGCACCCGATCGAGAACGCGATCGTCGACCCGGCCGCTCCCTGGTACTCCCCGGCCCAGCTTGGCCGGTGGTTTGCCATGCGCATCCCGATCGGTCTTTCCGACCTCAAGGCGATGATGAAGAGCGGCGGCAAGGGCGGCTCGGATGCCGGCTGGCTGAACGTGCCGGACGAGATCCTGCTCAAGGGCCGCACCGAGGAGGAGCGCACGGGCGTGCGGCGTCTGCGGGAGGGCGGCGCCGACCGCTACGCTGACGGCCGGGGCGCTGGCCAGGAACTCGACATCGTCTGGATCCAGGAGAACTTCGTCCGCGTGGCGGGCGTCGACTATCACTTCTGGTCCATCGGCCGGTACGCCTACCTTTCCATCATCCGCGAGACCCGCGAGGCCTACCCCGAGTTCGACGGCGAGCGCCCATACCACATGGGCGTGGCTCAGCTCGACGCCCACACCGTCTTCCCGAAGAGCCCCGTCGAGACGTGGCAGCCGCTGCAGCTCGAGCTCAACGACATCGCCAACCTGCGCCTCGACACCCTCAAGCGCTCGATCGCCCCGCTCGCGGTCGTGAAGCGCGGCAAGAACGTGGACCTCGGCATGGTCCAGCGCCGCGGTCAGCCCGACGCCATGCTGCTCGTGGACGACATGGCCGACGTGGACTTCAAGAGCACTCCGGGTCCGGCCGGCGCCGCCTACACCGAGTCGAGCTACACCAACGCGCAGTTCGACGAGCTCGCCGGCGTCTTCTCGACGTCGTCCGTGCAGTCGAACCGCCAGCTCAACGAGACGGTGGGCGGCATGCGCATGATGTCTGGCGCCGCCAACTCGGTCTCCGAGTTCGACCTGCGCATCTGGTGCGAGACCTGGGTCGAGCCGGTCCTGCGCCAGATCGCCCACCTGATCCGGTTCTGGGAGTCGGACGAGAAGATCCTGGCGCTCGCTGGCCAGAAAGCCCGCGTGCGGCAGCGGTTTCAGTACATGCCGAGCTTGTCCGACTTCGACCAGGCCGAGCTCACCATGCGGGTGAACGTCGGCATCGGGTCGCTGGACCCCATGCAGAAACTTGCCAAGCTCAAGGCCGCGGCCGAGATGCTGGCGCCCATGTTCCCGATCATGAAGGAGCAGGGCATCACCCCCAACGCCGAAGCCTTCGTCGAGGAGGTGATGGGCGGGGCTGGGTTCAAGGACGGCCGGCGCTTCTTCCACTTCGGCGACCCCCAGCAGGCGCAGGGGCAGCAGCAGCCTGACCCCCGCGCGGCCGCAGCGATGGGCAAGTTGGAGATCGACAAGGCGAAGCTCGCCCAGCGCGCGCAGGAGGTGATGGCACAGATCGCTTCCAAGGAGCGCCAGACCGCCCAGACGAACCAGACCAGGATCGCCGTGGCGCAGATCTCCGGCCGGCAGGCGAGCGTGGGCAAGGTGCTGGATGCCGTCGCCGCGCACCACGGGCGCTCGCACCAAGCCGAGATCGACCAGGGCGCCGCACTCGCCGGCCAGACCGGGCAGATGCACCAGACGCTGTTCAACCGGATGCTCGAGCCGCCAGCAGCTCCCGCGTCGATGCCCGGCGCCCCGGCTGCCGGCGGCGACATGGCGGGCCTGCTCGCCAAGCTCTCCGCCCAGGTCGACGCCATGGCCCAGCGGGAAGCCGTGATGATGCAGTTGCTGCAGGGCGTCGTCGGGGCGCTCACCGGTGGCCGGCAGATGGCCGCAGCTTGAAGGGACGCTCCTAATGCAACTGCGGTGGACGAATGGGATGCTGAACGTCGGTCCCCTCTGGTGTCGTGATGCCGTCGGAATCGAATTGGCGTGGGGGCGCCGCGACCTGATGGGCGAGGACGTGCTCCCTTACGAAAGCATCTTCGCCGATCACTGCACACTCGTGTTGGCCACCGGATTGGAGCAGCGCATCCATGGCAGCGTGTGGCGGGCCGCCATCGCGCGCTGGCTGGGAGTGTGATCATGCACGATCCGAACAACCCGGCCGAAGTTGCGGCCGAAGATTTTGCCGACCGTGTCCTCGCAGATCTCGAGGACAGGGCCATTCTCGAAGCCTGCGGTCGGTATGCCGCCGAGCTCGAGATCGAATGGGCCGATCGCGGTCCTCTGCGGCGTTACGCCGAGTCCCGCAAGAAGGAAGCCGCCGCGGCGCTACGCGCGCTCGTGGCCGCCGACCCCCGTGACCCCGTCGCTATCGTCACCCATCAGTCCATCGTGAACGAGTACCTGCGTCTCCAGCAGCATATCGCTGAGACCCTGGAAGCCGCCGACCAGGCGGAAGAGCACATCAAGGAGCGCTACCCCAATGACTAAGTCCGCCGAGGCCCAGCAGCCGTCCCAGTCCCAACCCGACGTCATGCCGGACCCCATCGACGACAACCGGCCCGACGCTGCCGATGCCGCCGCCGATGGCCAGCCCGCCGTCGAGGCAGCGCAGGAGACGGCGCCGACCGTCCGCCTCCGGGGCGACGAGACCCGCGACAGCATCGCCGCCAAGTTCCGGCAGTTGCGCGACCAGAAGCGCGGCGAGCACGCGGCCGCCGAAGCTCTCGATGTGGACGAGCGCCCGGACGCCGAGGACACGCCCGAGCCGACTGCGCCGCGCGAGCCGGCTCGCGCCGCTGATTCGCGGCCGGCAACTCCGCCTGCTGTCGCAAAGGCTCCCGCGGTGCAGCCGCAGCAGAATGCGAGCACGAGCGAGCAAGAGCCTGAAGTTCTTCTGAAAGTCGACGGCAAGCTGCAGCGAGTTCCGCTGTCGAAAGCAATTGACCTTGCGCAAATCGGCGCGGCGAGCGAGAATCGACTCGAAGAGGCGAAGCGTATCCTCGCGGAAGCGAAGGGAATCAAGGCCGCCGCACCGGCAAACCAGCGGGCCGCTGCCGACGCTCACTCGGAGCCTGATCCGTCCACCAAGGGGGCGGACGCTCCCCCGGCAAACCAGCGGGGGACGGACCTCGACCCCGACAAGCTCGGCGAACTCGTCGAGCGGATCCAGATCGGCGACAAGGCGGAAGGCGCGCAAGCGGTCCGCGAGATCCTGGAGATGCGACCCAGCATTTCTCCGACGGAGATCGAGCAGATCGTCGAGCGGCGGCTTACCGCCACCAAGACCCAGGAAGACGTGTCGGGCGCCATCGAGCGGTTCTCGTCCAAGTATCCCACGCTCGTGACCAACCCGTTGCTGGTGGATGCCAGCAAGACGGCCCTTCGGGAAGAGATCGCCAAGGACATCCTGGCGCTCGGCGTCCCGGAGACCGATCTCGCTCCCATCCGCCACGACGAGAAGGCTCTCGCCCAGACGGTGCGCGCTCTGCGTGAAGGCGGCCTCCCCGTGAGGACGTATGACCAACTGCTCGACTCGGTTGGTCAGACCATGACGCAGACGTTCAACATCCAGACGACGCCGGCCACCCAGCCCGCTTCCAGGTCTCCCCAGCAGTCCCCCCCCGCCCAACGGACGGGAAGCGATGCCGCAAGGGATCGCCTCGCCCTCAAGCGGGCCGCTCCGCAACAGCCCCGCGCCGCGGGGATCCGCGCGGATGCGCCTCGGGAAGCACCTCCGAAGACCAAAGCCGACATCGTCAACGAGATGCGTGCGGCCAGGGGCTTCCGGCGGGTCTGATCTCGCGACGCAGCCGCCAACGCAACCGAAGGAAGAGACCCATGACCGCAACCATGCAGTGGTCCACCGACGCGGCCGGCGGCTACATGTACGCCGACGAGCTCTCGGACGTGCTCCGCACCAGCCTGCAGCCGCTCACCAAGATGCGCCAGTTCGCCGAGCCCGACGGCGATGCCCTCGACAAGGGCCTCCACCGCGGCTCCAAGTACCGCTGGAACATCTACGGCGACGTGGCGACCCAGGGCCGGCGCCTCTCCGAGCTGGCGCCGATGCCGGAGACCAACTTCTCGATCGGCCAGGCCGAGCTCACCGTGGTCGAGCTGGGCAACAGCGTGCCCTATACCGGCAAGCTCACCGCTCTGGCGAAGCACGACGTGCTCCGCATCATCGAGAAGGGACTGAAGAACGACGCCCGCAAGGCGCACGACATCGAGGTCTGGTCGCAGTTCAACGCCACCCCGCTCCGCGTCGCCCCCACCGGCGGCACGAGCACGACCTCGATCACGGTGACCGAGAACGGCTCGACGGCCACGACCAACAACGTCAACCTCGGCACCGGCCATATCAAGGCCGTGGTCGACGAGATGCGCGAGCGCGGCATCCCGGGCTTCGTGGACGACGACTACGTCGGCCTGTCGCATCCGACCACGTTCCGCCCCTTCAAGAACGAGCTCGAGACGATCTCGCAGTACACCCAGCAGGGCATCGATCGCATCTTCAACGGTGAGATCGGCCGCTACGAGGGTATGCGGTTCGTCGAGCAGAACTTCATCCCGAAGGGCGGCGCCATCGACTCGACCACGTTCGATCCCTACACCAAGACGGCCGATGCTTGGAACAACGGCCAGTCGTCCTGGGCGCTCTTCTTCGGCGGCGACACGGTCAACGAGGCCATGGTCATCCCCGAGGAGATCCGCGCCAAGCTGCCGGGCGACTTCGGCCGCTCCGGCGGCATCGCCTGGTACTACCTCGGCGGCTACGGCCTCTTCCACACGACCGCGTCGCAGGCGCGCGTCATGAAGTGGGACTCGGCCGCGTAATCGGCGCGCCACCCGCTTCTCGGCGACGGGCCCGCGGGCATCCCGCGGGCCGCATCCCCAGGAACACGCTTCTCGAAAGGTTCATCCCATGAGCTACGATCGCGCCAAGCCGATCCGCTACGACATCAAGCAGGCGACGCTCACCTCGAACGCGACCCGCACGTTCATCGGCCCCAAGGGCAAGAAGGGTCGCCTCCTCGACTACGGCATCGACGGCATCTCGACCTCGACCGGCGGCGCCACCAACGGCCCGAAGGTCTCGGTCGGCACGACCGGGTCGGCCGCGGCCTACGGCGCCGCCTTCGACGTCGGCACGCTCACCGCGCCGAGCGCCAAGACGGTCGCCAGCACCTACCATCCGTCCGAGGCCGGCTATTCGACCTACATGGTCAATCAGGTGCTGCCGGCGGACACGCTGGTGCAGCTGTCGATCGTGGCGGCCGCCGGCTCCGGCAACGCGGGCGTCGGCGACGCCTTCATGCTGATCGCCTGGGACGACTGATCCCAGGCGCCTCCACCGTCGTCGGCACGAGCACAAGACCAGATCGAGGGCACCATGAGGTACAACGACCCCAACCGGCCGCAGCGCCTCAAGGCCCTCAATCCGGTCGATCGCCACCACGACACCGGGGGCACCAACAACGAGGACGGCTACATCCGGGAATGCCGCCGGCCGAGGATGCCGGGCATGACCGACATGCTCCCCGAGGAGCGTGCTGGCCGCCTCGAGGAGATGCGCCGGGGCATGGACACCATGCCCGGCGGTCTCGACGACTACTGAGGGGAACCCCTCCCGGTAGGCCATCGGTCACGAAAGGAACCACGATGCGCAAGGAAGAGAAGGCCCACTACGGGCAGACCATCCGCACCGATGCTGGCGTCGATCGCTCGAGCCACAAGGTGAACCAGGATGAGGCCCTGATGGGGCGCAAGATGCGTGGCGGTGCCACCGATCTGTCGCGCTCCATGAAGGCCGGCGGCTTCAACGACGAGGGCAAGGACCCGGGTCGCTGATCGAGGCCGCACGGCCACGACTTGAACGGGCGGTACCGCAAGGGCCGCCCGTTCGCTTTCAGAGGCACACCAGAGGCATCACCAAATGCAGAAGCTCAACCAGACCCGCCCCTTCGGCCGCATCACGCCGCCGTACTCGGTGCCGGGCACTGGCCGTCTCGCCGCGTACGAGCAGGAGGGCCGGTTCTACGACGCCCACATGGCGCTGATCTCCACCGAGCCGCCGCGCGCCGCCGCGCCCACGCCGGCTCCCGTCATCGCGCCGCCTCCGGCCGAGGTGTCGCCCGCCGCAGTCGAAGCGGTGATGGCGCCCGCCGAACCCGCTGAGCCCGCCGCCGCGCCGGCGCCCGCGGCGCAGATGGGCCCCGCCGAACTCATCGCCGCATCCCACAGCATGGGATGGCCGAAGTTCCGCGCCGAGGCCCAGCGCGTTCTCGGTCCGGCCTGCCCGCCGTCGAAGGGCGGCATCATCGCAGCGCTCGAGGCGATGGTCAGCGGCGTCAGCACCGTTGCCCAGCCGGCCAGCTCCGGCCCGGTCAATCCGGACAGTCCCGTGATCGACGGCATCGACCTTGCCGCCTGGGCGCGCGGCCAGAAGGAGTACCTCTTCGGCGACATCCAGAAGGCTCTCCGCAAGGGATACTCGAGGCAGGTCCACGAGCGCGTCGATGCGGTCAACTTCCTGATCGACGAGAAGGTGATCGCCGCCGATGAGGCCCGCAAGGACGTCTGAGGCGCGTAACGGCGGGGGACGCGGCACATGGCCTACAACTACACCATGCTGATCGGCACCAAGGCCACGGCCGGCTCGATCGCCAACTGGGTGAACCGAAGCGATCTCCCGACCGACGCCATCCTGTTCGAAGCGCAGGCGTGGCTCTACCAGCGCCTGCGCGTACGCGAGATGCACGCCACGGGCACGCTTACCTTTGCCGAGGGCGACGATAGCGTCGCGGCGCCGAGCGGCTACCTCGACCCGATCTCCTTCGTGCCGTGGGGCTGGGGCGATCCGATGCTCTTCGTCGGCCCCGAAAGCTGGCGCCCGTTCCGCGACGAGACGGGGGCGCTTCAGACGGCGGCCCCATCGCAATGGACCGTCATCGGCGAGACGGCCTACGTGGACGTGCTGCCAGAGGCCGAGTTTGCTGGGCAACTGCTCTACTACAAGCAGCCCGACGCGCTGGCCGCGAGCACCAACGAGACCAACTGGCTCACGCGCCGCTATCCGACGCTGCTTCGCTATGCCTGCATGGCGCGCGCCTACGAGCACATGAAGGACGCGCAGAGCGCCGCCACCTACCTCCAGCTCGCCATGGCGTCGATCGCCGAGGCGGCCGCCACCAACGACATGGCCCGCCGCGGGCAGACGACCCTGATGTGAGGAGCGCCCGATGGCGGACACCCAGACCGATAACCTCAAACTCACGATCCAGGAACCAGGCACCAACGCCAACACCTGGGGCGGCATCGCCAACGAGAACTTCCGCCGCACCGATGCCAAGGTCGCCAAGTGCACCTCCATCAGTTTGACCGGCGGCACCTACGTGCTGACGGAAACAGAGGAACGGACGGCATCGATCGAGGCGTCCGGCGTCCTGGCGACCGCTGCCGAGATCGAGTTCTCCGGCCGGCACGGCGTCTGGATCATCGCCAACAACACGACCGGCAGCTACGCGCTGACGGCGCTGGTCAACGGGCAAACCGGCGTCACGATCGAGCAGGGCGGCACCGCCGTCGTCTACTGCAACGGCACGGACATCGCGCTGGGGAACCCTCCCGCCGCGGTCACGGCCGAGGAGACGATCGCAAGCGATTCCACCACTGACATCCTGGGCAGCGCCTCCGAGTTCATCGCCATCAGCGGCACCAACACCATCGTCTCGTTCGGCACTGGCGCCAGCCGGAAGCGCTTTGTCCGTGCCACGGGTGCCTTCAAGATCACGCACAACGCGACGTCGCTCATCTGCCCCGGTGGCTCCGACATTCAGGCCGCGGTCGGCGACACCTTCATCGTGATCTCGGATGCGTCGTCGCACGCGCGCATCATCGTCTACACGCGTGCCGCGGCGCCGCCTCAGGGCGTGCCCATCGGCGCCGTCATGGACTTCGGCGGCACGACGGCCCCGTCGTTCTGGCTGTTCTGCTACGGCCAAGCAATCTCGCGCACCACCTATGCCGCCCTCTTCTCGATCATCGGCACCACGTTCGGCGCCGGGGATGCCGTCTCGACGTTCAATCTGCCTGATTGCCGTGGTCGCGTGCGCGCCGGCCAGGACGACATGGGCGGATCGTCGGCCGATCGACTGACCGGCCTATCTGGAGGCGTGAACGGAGACACGCTGGGTGCCACCGGTGGCGCCGAGACGCATACCTTGGCCGAGGCCGAGCTTGCCGCGCACGACCACGACCCTGGTACCCTGGCTGGAACGACCAACACGACTGGAGCCCACACGCACATCTACGGTCCGCACCCGGTCCGCAACACCATCGACTCCGCCGGAAGCGGCGCCAATGCGTTCGAGAACACAGGCACGGCGAATGCCGAGACCAGCTCGAGCGGTGACCACAGCCATACGGTGACGGTGACCGGCGCGACAGCGACGGCCGGCTCCGGCAGCGCCCACAACAACGTGCAGCCGACGATCATCTTCAACACGATCATGTTCGCGGGCGTCTGACGATGGGCAACCTTCCCCTCGACATCCCGCCGGGGCTCCTGCTCGTCGACTCGCCGAACGCCGGCCAGGGACGTTTCATCGACTGCGACAAGGTACGGTTTGTCCGCGGCAAGCCGGAAAAGTGGGCCGGCTGGGATCAGTTCATCCCGGAGCAGTTGGCCGGCATGGCGCGCGGTGCAGTCGCATGGGCGGACGTGGACGGCTTCACGGACGCTGCGTTCGGCACCAACCTGAAGCTTTACGCCATCACGGGCGACGGCGTGCTGAGTGACATCACGCCCGAGCGCCGTACCGATACGCTCGGCAGCAGTCCGTTCGCGACCACCAACGGTCAGCCGACGGTCACCGTGACGCATGTGGCTCATGGCGCTGGCGAGGATGACTACGTGACCTTCTCCGGTGCCACTGCGGTTGCCGGGCTCACGATCAGCGGCGAGTACCAGATCGCCAGCATCGTCGACAGCGACAGCTACACGATCTCTGCCGGATCGAACGCCAACGCAACGACGACCGGTGGAGGTAGCGCCGTCGAGGCGGTCTACCAGATCAACGCCGGATCGGCTGACACTGTCCTCGGGACGGGCTGGGGTGCTGGCGGCTGGGGTGAGGAGGAGTGGGGCACCCCTCGCACCACGACCGGCATCGAGCTCCAGCACCGCACGTGGTCTCTGCAGAGCTACGGCAGCTATCTTCTGGCATCCCCATTCGGCGGCAGCCTCTACCTCTGGAACCCGGCAACCGATACCAAGGCGCAGCTCGTTGCCAATGCCCCGGTATCGATGAGCGCCATGTTCGTCACCCCCGAGCGCTTCATCATGGCGCTCGGCACCACCACCCCCATGACCGTCCGGTGGCCGGATCGCGACGACCTGACCGACTGGACCGCGACGGCATTCAACACGGCGAACGAGCGCAAACTGCAGTACGGAACAAAGCTCGTCGCGGGAACCGGCATCGGCGATGGGATCAGCCTCGTGTGGTCCGACACGTCGCTCTACGTGTTCCAGTTCGACGGCTCCGACTACGTCTACGACTCGCGCCTCGCCGGCTCGAACTGCGGTCTTGCCGCACCGCTCGCCTTCACCAAGGTCTCGGGCCAGGCATTCTGGATGAGTGCCTCGAACCTGCACATGTACGCCGGTGGCGTGAGCGAGATCCCGAACAGCCTCGACATCCTCGAGACGGTATTCAAGGACATCGACCGGGACCAGATCACCAAGACCTTCTGCCTCTACGACCAGAAGAACGCGCAGGTGCGCTGGCACTACTGCTCGGAGGGTGCGACCGAGCCCGACAAGTATTTCGACGTCAACATCAAGGAGTGGACCTGGACCTGGGGCACGCTCGACCGGACCACGGGCACGCTGTTCAAGTCGAGCGACCACCGGCCGCTTATGGTCGACGCGAGTGGCACGGTCTACCTGCACGATGTCGGCCTTGATGCCGACGGCGAGGCGATGGACGCCTACATCACCTATGGCCTCTACACGCTGCTGCGCGGCGAGCAGATGGCCGACATCATGGGCCTGATCCCCGACGTCGAGCGCCAGACCGGCAACCTCACCTACGAGATCTACACCAAGGACCGGCCGAACAGCGCCACCAACCAGGACAGTGCGACGCTGACCGCGGGCCCGACCGACACCATCCTGGACCCACGCATCACCGGCCGCCACTTCGGCATGGTCGTGCGCAGCAACACCCTCGGCGGCGACTTCCGGCTCGGGGTCGTGTCGCTCGAGGTGCAGCCGAGCGGAGCCCGCCGATGAGACCGGTATCGCTGCCGAACCCGCCACCCATAACGGCTTCCGCCGACGCCAAGATCGACTGGTGCATCCGCGCCATCCAGGAGATCGCGCGCTCGAGCCGCGTCGCAGACCCGAACAAGGTTGCCGACGAGTTCACGGTCGCCAACGCCACGGCTACCCGCTCGCTCGACGCCGCTACCGCCAGCGCATCCGATGTCGCGGCGGTGCTGGCCACGTTCATCGGCGACCTGAAGCAGCGTGGATCGAAGGGGGCACGATGAGCGGGAGACGGTTCAGCATCGCACAGATGCCGAAGGATCCGACCGAGGAGGCGTTCGTCGCCACCTGGGAGTTGACGCTCGAGCTCCATGCGGCAGGCGGCTATGCCCCGCTCGATACCGAGAAAGCGACCAAGGCCGTCTATGGCGTGATGTGCGAGGGGATGACGTGGCTCGCGCGTGCGCCGGACGGCACGCCCGTCGGCACCCTGGCGCTGACCGAGCTGCCGTTCTGGTACTCGAAGACCCCGTACCTTCAGGACGCCTGGTTCTACGTGCGCCCGGCGTGGCGCAAGAAGGGCGTCGGCACCGCACTGCTGCGCGCCGCGCGCGCCGCCGCCGAGAAGCGCGGGCTCATCGCCATGATCACCGTCACCAACCCTGACCGCCGCCCGAAGAAGACCAAGGCCACGCTCGACAGCCAGATCGCGGGGTACGTGCCCCTCGGCTACACCATCCGTCTGACGAGGTAAGCACCATGTGCAAGGAATCCACCAAGACGCAGACCACCTCGTTGCCGCAATGGCTCGACACCGCGAGCCAGGGCGTCGTCGACAAGGCGACCAAACTCGCGGACACCCCGTTCAAGGAGTACACCGGCCAGCGCGTCGCCGACATGACGGCGGACCAGCAGAGCGCGTTCCAGAAGATCCGCGACCTCATCGCGAACGCGCCGCAGGTCACGGGCGACGCGATCGGCGGCGCCCGGGAGTATGCCGACGCCGCGGCTCAGAAGATCGGCACCGAGCGCTCGGTCGACCAGGGCGGCCGGCTCGGTGCATTCCAGGACTACATGAACCCCTACGTGACGGGGGCGATCAACCCGGCCGTCCAGAAGATCATGGACACCGCGGCCGCCCAGCGGAAGCAGATCGGCGCCGGGGCGACCGCGGCCGGCGCGTTCGGTGATGCCCGCCACGGAATCGCCGAGGGGCAGCTCAACCTCAACACCCAGCGCTCGGTCGGAGAGACCGTCGGCAACATGATGATGAGCGCTGCCGACCGGGCGGCAGCCAACCGTCAGACCGACCTGTCGCGCATGCTCGACGTCGACAAGACGAATGCAGCGGCCAACGAGACCGCGCTGGCGCGCAAACTGACGGGCACGGGTGCGATCCTCGACCGGGCCGCACAGGACCAGGACACCAAGCTCAAGGCGATCCAGTCCCTGCTCTCGTCCGGCACGATCCAGCAGACCAACAAGCAGGCCGGCCTCGACGCGATGTTCCAGGAGTTCATGCGCGGCCAGACCGACCCCTTCATGAAACTGCAGGCGCTGTCGGACGTGCTGCGGGGCGTTCCGCACGGCAGCACCACGACCTCGACCTCGCCGGACAATACCGGCATGGGCCTGCTCGGCGGCGCGTTGGGTTCCTTTGCTGGAAGCGCTGCGGGCTCGCAGGCAATCGCCACCGGCGCGTCCGCCGCACTGTCATCTCTCGGCCCGCTGCTGGCCATGATCTGAGGAGACCACCATGGACCCCCTCTCCGCACTCCTCGCCTCCCTGCAGGGGGGCGCCAGCGGTCCGGCTGTGCAGGCCGGCATGGCTGCCGGTGCAGGCGGCGCCCCGTCGCCGCTCGTGTCGATGCTGTCCGACATCCTCGGCGGCGGTGGGCAGGAGCCGCGCACGGCCACGCATGGCGTGACCATGCCGCAGCCGCTCGACCGCTTCAATCAAGCCGGCATGCCGGCTGGAAGCGGCCAGCCGCCGGACGGGATGGACGCGGCGACATTCAGCGGCGCGCCTCCCGCTGCGGCCGGCGCGCCCGCGCAGGGCGGGTTCGCCGACTGGCTTCAACGCACGTTCGGCGGCGGCCGCGGCAACCCGGGTCAGCCCCCCGACGGCATGGATGCCAAGACCTACGGCGTGACCGAGCCTGCCGCCGCCCAGCGCGGCGTCGCTGTTGCTCCCCCGATGAAGCCTGGAAGCCCGCCGCCCGCGCTTGCAGAGCGGCAGATCGTCGACGGTCCGGCTCCGACGGCATCTCAGCCCTACACCGCGGGACCCGCAGCGGCGCCCGTGGGCCGAGCACTCTCGGAGGTGCTCCTCACAAACGGCGGTGCGGCTGGGCGTCCGCCGGTACCGGCCACGCCTGCCAAGCCTGCGCCGACGATCGCAGGCGACTTGGGATCGATCATCCGAAACGCCCTCATCGGTGCCGCCAACGTCGATCCGACCCGCAGCAAGCTCGGCGCAGCCATCCAGGGCGCCGCTGGTGCGACCAAGGGTCTGCGCGACGAGCAACTGCAGCAGCAAATGATGGACGCCGCCCGCGCGGACAAGCAGTTCGACCAGGGGCTCAAGCTCTCCGGCGAGAACCGCGCGGTCGCCAAGGACGCGCGCGATGCGCGCTCGCAGAACATCGCAAACACGAAGACCGTGCAGGAGATCATCCGCGGGGCGTCGGGAGATCTGACGCCGGACCAGAGGCTTCGCCTCGAAAGCGACGTGATGCGCTACGCCCGGGTCATCAACCCGTCCGGCACCATGCTGGAGCCGGAGTTCCAGCAGCGCCTCGCCGCCTATCGCAATGAGGCCGAGGCGCGCGTGCGCGGCACGACGGTGGCCCCGCAGAGCGGGCAGGACAAGAAGCAAACTGAACCGCAACCTGGTGCGGACGGCAAGACGATGAAAACGCCGGCAAGGCCCAGAACGCAGGCCCAGTTCGATGCCCTGCCGAAGGGGGCCTACTTCATCAACATCAAAGACGGCCAAGAGCAGTTGCTGCAGAAAAAGTAAGCGGCACACCGCGCTTCGCTCATCTTCCACGCCTCTTGCACGGGAGCCGCCATGGCAACCGACGACACGCTATTGCCCGACTTCTCCGCCTTCGGCATCCCGGTAGCGCCCGATGCATCAGCCTCTACCGCGGTGGCCAACAGCGCTGCTGCGGCACCATCGCCATCGGCGCCACCGGACTTCTCCGCGCATGGGGTGCCAGTCGACCGGCCACAAGGCTGGGGGCAGCCGTCGAAACTCGGCGGGCCCGCGGCCGATGGCGTGCCGACGCAATGGTCACCGACTGACCCGCTCGCGGCCGACCAGAACGGTCGCATCGACCCGACCGCATTCGCGCGCCGCATGGCGCACAAGGTGAGCCAATCGGACCTGAATGGCCAAGTCCCCCCCTGGGGACCGCAGTTCGGCATCACGACCGGGTCCCCGGACGAGTGGGCCCGCTTCTGGACGATGGTGCAGCAGCAGGAGAGCGGTCACCGCACCGCTCCGGTGAACCCGGACGGGTCGCTGCGGCGCTTCTCCACCACGATTCCGACCGAGCGCAGTTTCGGGCCCGGGCAGTTCAACGTCGGAGAGTACGGCCTCCGCACCTGGGCGGACGTCAACGACCCCGACAAGGTCATGGACGCCTACATCAACGTCGCGCGCGCCGGCCGAGTGCCCCAGTATTTCGGGTCCGTGCAGCGGCCGAACGAGACGCTGCAGCACGGCGCGTGGTTCGACAAGATCGTGGCGCCGGGCCTGACCGCAGCGGTCGCCGCGCCCGCGGCGGCGCCGAACATGTCCGACATGGCGCCGGAGCAGGCCATCGCACGCATGCTCGCATCGGAGCCGGGCGAGCGCGCGCAGCTGCTCGAGCAGTACCTCTACGACACCCTGGGCGTCGGGCGCCCGCCGAAGAAGCAACCCCCGCCGGACTTCTCGGATCAGGCGCAGACCCCTGACTTCTCGGCGATGGGCACGCCCGTCAAGCCGCGAGGTGACGGCATCATCGAAGGCCTGACTGACCCGCAGCAGTACAAGGAAGTCGTCAAGCAGTTCGTCCCCGGAGTAATCACCAC